TTTCGGTTGGCTCTTCTATAAGATCGGCGAAATGCGGAAGGATCTCAACGACTTCAAGGTCGAAGTTGCTCGAGATGCTTTGGCTCAAGCTCAAAAGTATGCTCTGAAGGAGGATATTTCACGCATTGAAAGCAAACTCGACGATTTGCGCAACTTGGTAATTGAGGAGATAAAAAAGAAATGACATTGCTTGACAGATTGAAACAGCATGAAGGCTTCAGATCAAAGCCTTATCTATGCCCTGCCGGAAAGCTGACGATCGGCTATGGCAGAAACATCGAGGACAACGGGATCACGGAGGCGGAAGCCCTTTTTTTGTTGGTCGAAGATGTGAAGCGTTGCCGCGCTGAATGTGAAAAATCGTTCGCATGGTTTAAGGACATGGATCGGGAAAGACAGGACGTTATTGTCGAACTCGATTTCAATATGGGGATCAAACGTCTGAAGACTTTTAAGAAGATGCTTGCTGCTTGTGCTCGTAAAGACTACGAAGCAGCGAAGAAGGAGATGCTTGACAGCTTGTGGGCGAGACAAGTTGGAGAGCGTGCAGAAACTCTCGCCGCAATCATGAAAGGATAAAACAATGATGACATGGCTATTGTTACACTGGAGCGACATCCTTGCCGTTTATGGCGGCGTTGTTGCTGCTTGCACTGCGATCGTGAAGGTTACGCCGTCCACAAAAGACGACGAGCTTCTCGGCAAAGTGATCAAAGTTGTTGATTTCTTCAGCACTGCATTCACAAAAGCGGATGCTGAAAAATTGGGTAAATAATCGAGGGGGATCTTTCCCCCTCTTTCATAAGGAGAAAATCATGCCGGAAATAGAATTGAAAGAAGAAGAGCGTCAGAAGTGCGAAGTCTGGACGCGTGTCATGGGATATTGTCGTCCCGTGTCTGAATTCAACAAAGGGAAGAAGTCCGAATTCTATGAGCGCAAGTGCTTCAAGGAGAGTAAAACGATCGAACACTTGAAGGAATTTGACGCAATGGAATTGTGTCCTGCTTGCTGATAGGAGGTCTCATGAATAAACAGTTGAGAATTCCTTTTCCGGATTATACGCCGGAAGAGCAAGAGCGGGACGCCGCCGGATTGAAACTCAATGAGATTTACTTCATGAAGGTCAAAGGCGAATGGGGAGCTTTGATGCCGAGAAAATACGGGAACGTTGTTTTCAACGCAGGCAAAACTCCCTTCGTCGAATTTGTGAAGGGTATAATTGAGGATTATCCTTTTTATAAATTGCGCTGCGTGCAGAATGAGGGAATCGCTGAAAAGATTGCCGAATATCAAGACGCGGCTATGCTGCGAGATGCTGCTTTACATAAGCAAGCTGCTCCCGCAGTGCGAGGATCTCTGCCCGTTTCTCGAGGTATGGACGAAGGTCGATGACTGTTCGAACATTGGACGAATTGGGCAGCCAAGTTGAACAGGGCTTCGATTTTGTATCGTAAGCCCTTGTTTTTTCTTCATTTTTATCGGTTCGAACGGGCTGATTTTTACTGATTTTAAATTCGCTTATTTTTGGGCTAAAAGCCTTATTTGATGCGGGTTCGGAGTGATTTCCTCCGGAGTTCGCAGAATCCTCCATTTCAGAAAATGGAAAGTTTAATTTATAGAAAATCGTTCCTTCATTCATTTGAAGGCTCTCGAAAATAAAACTCATCAAAAGACGCTTTTGCTCGATGTCTTTGCTCCGGTCAAACAATTCTCCGGCAGCAGCGGCGATCTCAAACAAGCCGACGAGCGTCTCGTCAAAATCATCGCTTGCTTTTCCGTGCGCTTTTATTTCATCTTGTGCGCGATCAATTTCAATCTGAAGCTCTGCTCGCTTGTCTTCATATTGCTCTGTTGACAGCTCTCCGTCGAGACGCATATCAAGCAAGGCGTTCAGTCTGTTTCTGGCGCGTGTGACGATTCCTTTCAGCCTGCCGAGCTCTTGATTGCGGAAGGCAATCTCTGCGCTCTTTGAGTTTTTGAGATGCTGCCTCAAGTCTTGCAGCACTTCGTCCGGCAATTTGATCCGGCTCAATATGTATGAGATTTGATCCGAGACATCCTGCTCCGGAATATAAAGCCGCGATCCGTCCGGCTTATAACAAACCACATAATAAAACTTTTTTTTCTTAATCTCACAAGGGCAGATTTTTTGAGCGTTCATGCAGGTAATTAAGCCGCGATATAGGAAGGGGAGCTCTCCGTGTTTGAACGGCTTGCTCGTGCCTTTTAGGCGCATTAAATGGCATTTGTCAAAAAGATCTTTCGAGATGATCGGCGGATAAACGTGCCGGATCAATCGTCCTTTTGCGTTCATCTCGCCATAATAAAAAGGATTGTCGAGAATCGTTGTCAGCGTTGTGTTTGCGATCTTGTGTCCCGTTCTCGATCTCAAGCCGATGCTGTCGGCATATCTGGCGAGCTCATGGATGCTCATGTTGCCGAGCGAGTAAAGCTCAAACAGCGAGCGGATCTTTGTTGCGTCCGGCTCTTTCGGACGGATGGAATGCTTGCCGTTCTCATCAATAAAATTCTCATAGCCCGTCGGAGCTGCGCCTGCCATCTCGCCGTTTTTCTGCTTGTAGTCAATCGATCGTTTCACGTTCTCGGACAGTTGCAGCACATAAGACTTTGCACCCATGACGGAAAAATCCCAGCGCATAATGTCACTTGACGAGGAATTCTTGCCGATAACCATATTTTCTCGATAAAAGTGAAGCTCGATTTTTTCTTGCCGGATCAGATCGTCAAGCATGACGCTCTCTTTGAATGAGCGTTGAACACGATCCACCGCGTCGGCGACAATAGCGATCTTCTCGTTCTGCTGCTTGCAGAATTCAATCATCTCAAGAAATTCTCGCCGCTTGCCCCGTGTGGAGCTCTCTATGATTTGGAATGTTTTGATAACGTTTAAGCCTTTGCGCTTAGCATATCCGGACAGGCGTGTATTTTGGGCGGGAAGCGAATGTCCTTCTTCCTGCTCCTTCGTTGATACTCTTGTCAAAATAACCGCTTTCACGCTCGACTTCTCTCTTCATTTTCAAAAGACAATTAACCGCACCCGATAACCGGAAAGCACCCAGCGAAAGCTCGCCTTCTGTCAGCGGTTTCGAGGATAATTTTTGCAATGTGTTTTCGAGTGCGGTTGTCATTATATATCGCTTTTCGTAATAAATCAAATTTAAAGTTTATTCTTGAACATTTTTCTTTGCCATCTTTTCAGACAGATCATACAAAGATTTAAGTCCGACGGCGTCAAACGGATTGACTGAAGATCCGTTGTTTGATCCTCCGGCAATAACCATTTGATCGGGGAAGTTTACTTTTGCGAGAGCTTCAGCAATTCCGATCTTTGTTTCTTTTTCGATCTGCGCTCTTTCAAGCGGTGTCAATCCAGCTTCAACCTTTTTCTTTGCTGCATAGGCTTCAGCTTCGCCTTGAGCTTTGATCTTTTCAGCTTCGAATTTTGCTTGTTCGGCAGCAAGACGAGCAACTTCCTTCTCTTGTTCTGCTTTCAATTTTGCGACGGCAGCATTCTTTTCGGCTTGAACAACCTCTTTTGTCTTCTGGACTTCAGCTTCTGCTTTTGCTTCAGCAATGCGAGCGTTTCCTCTTGCTTCAGCAGTGATCGCTTCTTGTTTTGCTTTTTCTGCTTCTTGACGAGAAACGTTTTGCTCTTGCTCTTTCTTCTTTTTCTCGGAGATTAAGCTGTTGACGACTTCGTCATATTCAAAGTCATTGACAACGAATTGCAAGACTTCAATGCCGTAGTGTTTCAAAAGAGAGGGCTTCTGAATGACTGGCTGTCCATCTTCGCCATAAACAATTCGGATCTCTTTCTTTTTGAATTTTGTGCCTTCGGCAGCGTCAATCACATCGACAATTTTCGTTGACGTTTTGAAGATGCCTTCCTTCAGCTGTTGCATTGCTAAATTTGAAAAGTCTGAACGTCCCGAAGAATAACTTTCTTCTGCTGCCATATATGTCGCAGTATTTGACAAAGCCTCTGCAACGTTACGCAAGATCAGATCCTTCTCAACATTTTTATAATTTGCATAATCGCGATGTAACTCTTTTTGTTTGTCCGGATTTGTAGGGAGCTTGAATTTGACTGTTCCTTTAACTTTTGCGACTGATCCATCGTTAAATCTGACTTGAATATTCTCGTTTTCAAAATCAACGTCTTCAGATACCGGATAAGTCGTTATGTCTCCGAAGCCTTGCCAATATAAACCAGCATCATTGCGGACTGTGATCGTTCCCGTTCCTGCTGCTTGTTTTATTTGATAGTTT